CCCCCATTACTAGCGGATGTGTCACCAAATCTAGGTGCAAGTCCCATGAATTCTTCCGGATCAGTATCCGTGTTGCCATAAAATAGAGTCTGGACAAATTCGTGATTCATAGCTTGGAAAAAAGCCATATCCTCAGAAAGTCTCAAACCAGCAACGTCACCCCCTAAATCACCCAAGTCTTTATCAAGAATTGAGAATGCTTCTAAGATACCTGCGGTATCGTCAACCTGTACGGTTGTTGATTTAGATGGTGTGGTGTAGCCATACAGCTTTCTCCATGTTGTCGATGGAAGACCACTACGCATTGTGGTTCTATGACCGGTCTGCGTGTTACCTTCAATAACAACCATGTCCTGCATGACTTCGTTTGTCTCTGCCAACAACTCGATTATCGTAGCGATTTTTTCGCCATTTGGATCGAGTCTTTTGACTTTATCTGCAATATTCAGATAAGTCGTTCCGACTGTTGCCATAACAAATCCTCCCCATACATACAAACAAAAAAATAAAATACTACTATACTTTATCCACACTCGGATAAAGCACATCCTTAGCGTCTTTCTCTGAGGTGTCTTTTCCTACTCCACCAACCCTGAAAGAATCTTCGCTTATTGATTTTCCTATTCTATAAAATGCCTTAACGATTGCTGGGTGATTGCCGTATCCTGTTTCATTGAGAATTTCACCAAGACCATCAACCTTTAACCCCTCCATGCCCTTCTTGGCAATAGCCAGATTCGCTGGAAGTTTATCTCCAGTATCGCCAATCATTTCTTTATCTGCTTTAACAGTATCAATCCAAGCTGACATTTGTGCCTGGTATGCCTCTGTCTGTTTGGTATATAATTTCGTCTGTAAATTTACCAATGCCTGTCCTCTTTCCTTGGCAGTCATATCTTTATCATTGGCAATAGTAAGGAATTCATTCTGAATATCTTGGTCTACAGTAACACCTTCAGGGAATTTAAGGTCTTCGACAGTAAGCATTTCTGTTTCAGCTTCTTTGCCTTCTTCCTTTTTTTCTTCCCCTTTGTCTTCCTCAGCCTTAATTTCTTCTTCCGGCTTTTCAGGTTCCCCTTCTTCTCCTTCTTTAGCCTCGCTGTCCTCTCCTCCGGCTTCGTCTTTATTTTCCTCACTCGGATACAGAGCTTTCTTTGCAGCTTCCGGATCTACTGTTTTATCTTCGGAACCTTCCTCAACACCTTTATCCTCAGCACCCTCTTCTTCCCCACCATCAGTAAGGGTTTCAAATTCTTCTTCACGAACCATTTTACTTTTCATCGTTTTCCTCCTGATATTTGTGTTCCGCAAACATCAACTCATGTTTTTTCGGACACACGGTTAAAATTTTATGTAACAATCTCAGCCCTGCTGACTGATTTCCGGCATTTCTGGCATGAATGTATGGATCAGAGTCGAACCCATCTCTATAAACCCCACATTCAGATAATATAACCCATACAAAATGCCTCCCACCTTTAGTATCCATTACCTCTAATACCGATGCGTTATCTTTAAGAGCTTCTGCCTTGAGCAACACATCCTGCTTTTTTATATTTTTATCTTCGCCTTCTATGCCTATATTATCTTTCATATTAAGCTGGCGTTACCCCTGCAAGCTGTTCAAGCATATTACCGGTGCCAACAGGTGCGTTTGCAAGGTCTTTGGCTGCCCCTGCTGCAGCGACACCCGACTCAAGAGCTATCTGACCTTGCTTCATCTGTTGCTTTATTTTCCTTATTTCAGCAACATCTTCATCAGATCTTATAATATTTGTAGGCACATCAAGTATTTCGCTGGCTTCATCTGTTGCCTGGTCGAAATCAAACTTATCAATAACGTCAGGATTAAACTGCGCCCATAACCCTATAAGACCACTTAATCGCTCCATATTGCTTATTGCTGCTACCTTCTGAGCCTTAGCAAGGGAAGATACATATTCTATCTTTAAGTCTTGGTCAGCAAGGTCTTCAGGTGGCTCCGGAAGAACACCTGCCTCTTGAGCGATGAAAAATACCCTGTCTATGAGAGGATTAAGGAAATCTTCATTGAGACTTTCCAGCACAGGTCCCAACATAAGAAGCCTTTCCTTGTCAATCTGGAACGCAACCTCAGCCTTCATATCCTGTGGTCTATTATTCGCCTGTATAGCAAGGAACATATTAACAAAAAAAGCGTCTTTTATACGCTCTTCTATCTGTAAATTATCCTGTATAATGTCTTGAAGGGGGATGCGGACATCATACATCGGTTTAATACCCTGAGAGCCACTAAAGCTACTGACAAATGTAACGCCACCAGGCACATTCATAATCCGTTGATTTTTGAGGTCAGCCGGTGCTTGTAATGGTGGATTAAGGTTTCTGTCAAGCCCTGCTGCCTTCCTGAATGTTCCTGCCTGTAACTGTTTAGCATCGCCAAGAGCTACTAGTCCTGGCTGGTCGGTACCGTATGGATCTGAAGCATTAACGGACCAACGAGAAACGACATAAGGAAATGTATCAAAGCCTGATACAGCCAAAAAGCCTTCGTCAGCCCTGCTGCCCTCCTCATAATAAACGCTTCTATATGTCTTATTTTCTGCATCAATCATATCTGGAATACGTTCATCATTCGGTTCAACGGCATGAATTACCTTAATTTTATCATCAGGTTTCGTATTAGCCTTTGTAATTGTTTCATGTGAAACATTTTCTTTGCCAAATTCTTCAATTAACTGAACAGGAGTTTTCCATATCCTTCTATAGAGAACATCAACAACCCCTCTTGAATTAGTGGCTATCCAGTATTCCCCAACCGTATATGTGTCAAACCGTACAATATCCTCAAAGTCAGCCTTAATAGACATGGGAGCCGTGCCAAACACTCCCAATTCATAATATGATACGGCAGCCATCGGATAAAAGTTTGACTTATTAAATATTTGATATAACCTTTCCTCAACTCCTCGTAAATATGCCCTTACATCATCACGCTCCATAAGACCACGATCTGACATAGCCAACCGGAACCAAGGACGAGAGGAGCTTGTTACCCCTGCCTTCATTCCAGCGCCAAATGTTCGGGCAGAGAGAGTGGGTATTCCATTGTATATTTTAAGATCCTTTCGCTTACCCCTATTCCCTTCATCTTCAAGAAAATTACCACGATTAGGAGCTATATAGTCTCTCAGGTCTTTTAAGGGACCTTCGTGTGGAATCCTGATATTTTTCATATCAGCAAGCCTTGTGTCAAATTTCTTTCTTAAATCTAAACGTGGCATAGCTTATCCTAATAAAGTTTTTTTAGTTGTATTGGCAGAATCACTTAAACCGGCATTACCGGTTAATAGGGTGCCACCCCTGCTTTCCCCTAAATTCTTTCTTTTTTTCCCTTCCTGTGTGGCATCAGCAACAGAAATAGAAGTAGGCGTTGTAGGTCTTCTCGCTGTTACTGGAGGCGCAATCTGGTTTGTAGACGTTCCGGTAAATTTAAAATCACTTGTAAGCTGCTGCCCATCCCTCGGATCACGAGGAAATAATATTTTTCCTGCCGTACCACTTGTAGCAGCAGCCTTAAATTCATTAAACTTCACCACATCAGACCTTTTTAATTGGTCATGTATGATTGATGCTGCTTCTTGTGCTACCGAATAATTAGTAAGAAATATTCCAGTTCCTAAATTCTGACCACCATACAGCCCTCTTACTAGTTCTGCGCCTGATTTATGTTCCAAGTCGAGAAATCCCTCCGGATTTCCCCTTGTAATAGGAAGGTTAAAGCTCTGTGCATACCTGCCACTACCTAAATTATAGTATGCTGTCCCGAAAGGCTCTGCTATCAAGTCACCGGCACTACGAGCCTGATTTGTTCTTGAAATATTGAAGGCGTTCTTTTCACCTGCGGTTGCACTAAACGCAGCGGCTTGCCCTCTTCTGTTTCTTCCACCCGACATATATCTATCCTAATAAAGTTTTCTTCTGAGTATTTGCTTCGACCTGAGCAAGCCCTTCCGGACCTGTAACAAGTGTGCCACCCCTTGTACCTGCAAATGCCCTCGCCTTATTTTCAACATCAGACTTAGCCTTCTTAACGCTTGCATCTGCCAGTTTAGGCTGTGATCGAGTGGCTGGTGTTGGTAGTGGCTCCGGTGGCGGTGGCGGTGGCGGTGATGCTGGTATTGATGGCGCTCCTCCCCCCATACACATAAAGAGTCTCCTTAAATATATATGCTATATTTAGTATACTTAAATATCTCCATACCCTATAGCGATATTTATTCGTAGTGTCAAGAAAAAAATGCGAATTATTTTCGTGGTTGTGTGAAATGATGCGAAATTATTTCGTGTTTGGTAGGATTACTATGATGATAAGAAGCCTTCTAAATGTCTCGATCTGACAGGATGGCGTAGTTTTCGTACTGCTCTTTGTTCTATTTGACCTACACGCCCACGGCAGACATTAAAATCTTCGCCCAATTCTTTATGTGTTTTCTTTGGGTTGCCGTTAAGACCATACAGTCCAATTAGGATCTCACGCTCTCGATATGTTAATGTCTCCAGCGCATCGTGAAGATTGCCAATGCTCTCATGGAGCAAAATATCACTCTCTTCTTCTTCTGGAGCAGGTAGGCATTCAAAGGTTTCCCCTCCTAATAACCGCTCAGGATCAACCTCCTTGTAGTATGTGATGCTTTTGTCTAATTCAAGGAAATCTTTTTTTCTAATAACTTGAGGAAATATAGCTTCTTCAGTCTCTCCTACAAGCTCACAGACCTTCTTCATCATCTTTTTACTTGGACAGCCGGTCATGTTAAAATATTTCCCTACAGATGTTGGACTTAAACCTGTATTGCGAGCAAAGTCAGATTGCGTCCATCCCATTTTATCTATAAACCTTTGAAGGATACCATTTTTAGCCTTAATTTTTAATGCAATTTCCATTTTTTCTCCTTATTTAGTTGCAGGTATGCTGAATGGATCAAATTTATCAACTACTTTACCCATGCCTCCTTGAATTTGTACCATTGTGGGAGCGATTTCAACGGAGAAGGTAAGTGCTAATGAAGTGCCAAAGTCCGGAGAAGGTAATCCTCTCTTTTTCATAGCTTCTACGCTCTCAAGGACTTTCTTACTGCTGGTTGGTGTATATGCGTACATCGGTGATGACAGGTCTTCTTTGAGTCTTTCGTGGTTTGGTATGACTCCACCTGCCAGGAGCCACTCAAGCATATTGTCCCACATTTCAATACGTTTGTTA